GTGTGGACATACTGGCAACTCCGAAGCCTGCGTCCCACTTGTTGTTTCCTGTGTGGTGTTCACGAAGTATGACACCCCTTGTCGCTAAGTATCTGCGGATACCCTCATCTTGGGTGAGGAAGGACTGGAAGGCGTTACGCTCGACAATCCACTCACTGGGCTTGTAGGCATCAGTCCACTCGAACATCAACTGACGTATCTGAGCAGGCGTTGGGCCTGTGATCTTGACAGCATCAACGATGTATCGTTTGTGTGTAGCGCGGTCTACTGCGTAACAGACTGCCGCTGTATCGCCCACCATCGCTGGGTCAAGACCACAGACAAAGTGAAAGCCTTGTGTAGATTTGGGATGACCTGGGTAGCCAGCATTGAGCATACCCGATTTACGCATACCATCAATGGAACCCTTAACGCATACAGGATCAAAGACAGCATTATCAGAGATATCTTGCTGCTGATAGACCAATGCCCAAGTAGAGGCATCCATAGCCTGTCGCTCGTTGTAGAGGTGACGACCATTCCATCGGGGGTATAGACCCTCATCGGTCTTGTCATCCTCCGTCTGTCCATCGAAGGGTTGATCTGAATAAGGCCAGAGCGTGACCCACTTCTCAGGGTCTTCGTTGGCTTCCAGCAAGGCTGGCATCGCTAGATAGGTCCAAGGAACTAACCCACCTGGATAGCGGTCTGGGTTACGCAGTTCTCGATAAAGGTCAACGGATGCAACTCGCGTACCAATGACAATAAGTTTACCCGTCGGGTTAAGACGAGACCTAACATCCTGGGTAAGCCACTTAATCTGACGCTCGAAGTCATTAGCGTTGGATAAGGTAACAGCGTCATCTATCAGAATCATATCGGCGCGTTTACCGTAGATCTGACCGCCGATACCAACGGCTTCTATATTGGGGTCCTTCTCGGAGGACTCTCTGAGTTCTTCTCCGAAGGTAACGCGGGTTTGCTGCCAGGAGGCAGACTTGGTATTAAAGCCCACCCCTGCAGCATAGGCTCGCTGGAGTTCTTCATACATCGGATGGGTCAGACGTTGCTTGATAGCATAGAGGAAGTCTGCTGCCAAGCGTTGGGTCTGGGAAACGATGAGGACTCTAAAGTTAGGATTGTTGACGATGCGGTAGGTGACGTAATCGACGGTCACCGTAATCGACTTAGCGTGGTTCGGCGGGATGTTGATGAGGATGCGGTTATCCGCCGTCCCCTTCTCATATCGCATTGATGGGTGAAGCCAGGAAGGGTCACGGGCTTCTATGACATCTATCAGGTTCTTCTGATGACCAAAGGTCTCTGAGTGGAGGTACTTCTTCCTAAAGGCCACAAAGTCAAGATCGTGGGCTTCAGCCTCTACAAACTTCTTGGAGATAGTACCAAGGCGGGTTCTATCGGCTAGGCTCTTGAAGTGGGGGTCTGACCTTCGGTAGTACTCCCAGGTCTTGACAGATTTACCTGCCACCCCACAGGCCTGTTCTACAGTCATCCCCTCTGCGAGGCATTGGAGGATGACCCTCTTTGCCAAGTCAGCGGCTTGCTTGTCAGACATCAGGCTCCGATATTCTATTTGTGTGTAGGCAGACTACGTGCCACTAAAAGCGCCGTAGGCGCAAGAAAGCACCCTTGCTAGCCACAGCGACGCAAGGGGTAAGAACTGTTGGTACTAGGCCCCCGATAGCGCCAGCGTTAGGGGGCCTGGCGAGAGTGAAACTACGGGCGCACCGTTTCACTCTCTCTATATACTCTAAGGCAGAAAAAAATAGTGATTTCCCGCTTGTGTGACGGAAATCACCTAATGTTCATATTTGAATGTATATAAATATGGACATAATGGTACAGCCAACAATAATAGATCTACTTTAGTGGAGATATTTTGTTGGGGTACATAATACCTATTGGTACAGTATTTATACACCTCGGGTCTGTTTCGCGCCTAGCGCGAACCCTCCACCTCAACTAGAGGTTTATGGTTGAGAGTATGCTGTGAACTAGTGGGCGGTCTGCCCCGTCGGCACTCTCCCCCGCCTTGTGCCTATCAGTAACCGCCTACCTAATAAACCGCCGATAACACGCGACACCTTCACGCCATAAGTTACCCGCGAGTAGGTTACTCACCAGTAAGTTACTAGCCAGTAACCCGCCCCGCTTAGTGTGACGCGATACACACCGCTTTTGTCTTCACTATATGTTAGAAAATGCTAATGTCCTCCTATTGGTAGATTGGCTACCAAATGAACCGCAAAGGGGCAGAAAATGACACGCAAAGACTATGAACTAATCGCAAGGGCTTTTCGAATCGGAAACGGCTCAATCTCGATTACGCACTACGACGCAGAAACCGCGATTCAACTGGTCGCCGTAGTTCTTGCCGATTCCTTTGAAAAAGAGAATCCACGCTTTGACCGCACCCGATTCCTAATCGCCTCTGGCGTAATAAGTAAGCGCGACAAGTGCGACAAGTGCGACAAGCCCGCAAGATTCATAACTTCTCGCTCATCGGCTTGTTCAAAAGAACACGCCCCTGAATGGGTCGCAAAGGTCAAGGCCTAGCCGACGGGCTATCGCTCACCCTTCACGGGTGGGCGGTGGTCTGCCTACTAGGGCAGAAAAAGAAAGGGGCTAATGATGATACTTACCGATAGCAAAGGCGCGGTGTTCTGTAGTTGGTGCGGTAATCGCATTACCGCGCATAGTTGGCAAGCGGTAGCGGTGCGAGGGTATTTCTGCGGTAAGTCTTGCCGTGATACGGCGCAACTAGATAAGGACTACATCAAGGAATCACCAAAGGGGGCGAAGTAATGGGATTCGACTTGGTAAAAGAGGCTGTAATGGACGCTGAGGCGATTGCGTGGGATACCTGCCACAAGATTTATGTTCTAATGGATGAGGAGCAGGTGGAGGAGATGAGGGGCTACGGGTATAAGGCTCTCATCACAAGGAGGGAGGTGACTAGTCGGGAGATGTTTGAGACGATTCGCAAGTGGTGGGATGACTCCTGCTCGTTGCGATTCGTGGAGTCTATCGCCACCAATAAAAATGATCCCAACAAGGGGTTCAAGGCGCTCATAGCACAAGGAGAGGAGATAGAAGACTAAGGCGTAGGTCTTGCCTATCGCATAGAGTAACCACTACTCTATGCGGTGGGGAGGGGCTAATCCTTCCACTAACTAGACAAGGGGCTAAACAATGTGCAAGGAATATAACGGCTGGACTAACCACGAGACTTGGGCGGTGGCACTACATCTAGACAATGACCAAGTGCTTTATGAAATAGCGCGAGACTACGCAAACATAGCCATTCAAAACGGGGAGGAAGGCGACAATCTGAACGCCTACTACTTGGGCGAGACTCTGCAAAACTGGCTAGAGGAAGACTTACTCACTCTAGAAAACATCAAGGAGAATCACGGACTATGGCTAATGCTCACCGATATTGGCTCACTCTATCGGGTGAACTGGCAAGAGGTGGCAAATCACTATCTAGACCAAGTAAGAGAGAGTCTTGTGGGTTAGCCCCTGCCTATCCTTCACCGCGCAAGCGGTGGAGGGTGGAGAGGGTCTAAAGCAGACACTCTAAAGCCTCTTAGGAGGGGGCTAGTAATGGACAATGTAACGGAAACAATAGAGAAAGACCTTGTACAGATAGAGCGAGACTTAGTAAAGGTCAGGACCCTTCTCTCTCTCATAAAGAAAGAGAAAGAGGAGGCATACGCAGAGGGTGTTCTTTATGCCCTTGATTACCTTTCAGGACTCTTTGAAGGGGTAGAAGACACCGACCTAGCCAGCGAGTACGGCTTCGAGAAAGAGGAGGCGAGCGCGTGACTAAGACAATCGAGGACCACCGCGCAATATGGGCGAAGGTGGCGAAGGCTAACGGCTGGTATCAAGAGCCGTTCTATGTTCAGGTATGGAGGAATAGGGAGGGCGAGATAACCGACTCTATCTCCTCTCGTATCCTCACAGGTGATGTCATTGTGGAAGATAACGGCGCAGATTGTGACGCTTGCGGTGAGGAGTGGGATACGAAAGACCTCACCGAGGACCAAGTATCAGGACTCTATTTCTGCCCTGAGTGTAAGGAGTAATGATGAGCGAGTGCGTAGTATGTGAAGGCACACTAGAGGGAGAGGATGACATCTTCACCGACCAGAACAACGACTCATACTGTGAGGCGTGCTGGTATGACGAGAATGATGGCGTGTATTTCTGCCAAAACTGTGACAATAGGCTCGTCCTCAATCGGGATGAGATAGCGTGGCAAAACAAGGTGGACTACACAGACCCGCTCTGTGCGGATTGCGGTGCTATGGAAGGGGTAAGCGTATGAGGCTCACGAAGAGGGGAAAGAGGGTGAGGGCATTTTCGATCGTTTTAGGTGTTGCCCTTGTCTATATGTTAGGAACTCATATACACTACACGGGGGCAGGATACTGCTTCGGAACATTCGACAAGTGCTACGCACTAGAGGGAGAGGGCAAGTGATGAGAAAGTGTTTAGAGTGCGAAACTGAGTTAGCCAATAGTGACGCAATCATCTTTCATACCTGCGAGGCTTATCCTGCTACGCCTAAAAGTTCGTGGCTGGATATCCTCATCAACAACAAAGAAGAAGGAGAGGGCAAGTGATGAACGAGTGCTTCGTATGTGGTGACACCGCCACCTTTATCAAGGAGGATGGCGGTTGGTATATGTGCCGTCAATGTATCCACGATGGAAAGGACCTACAGTGATGAATACGCTAACAAAATGTAAGGACTGTGACGAGCAGATAGATGTGAGCGAGTATGACTGCGAATACTGCGAGGACTGCTGTCACGAAAATCAGATGAGTTGGCAAACTACTAACGAGGGAGAGGGTGAGTGATGGATAAGTGTAAGCAATCAGGATGTGATAACGAAGTGGATACTTTCTACTATTGCGATGACCACTTCATAACGGGAGAGGGAGAGGGCGAGTGATGAAATATCGAATCAAGTATGTTTATGAACAATGGTACGACCTAGATATAGAGGCAGAGGACGAGGATAAGGCGTGGGAGTTATTCCATAGTGGAGACTATGAACTTATGGGATATGAGCCACGCCTTGTTGGGGGAGAGGTTCAGGCTGATCCCATATTGGAGGAGGTGGAGTGATGGGGGATAAGTACGATGTCGTGGTAACGATAACGTGGTCAATGTCTGACGCACCCCACTTCGAACCGCAAGAGGTGGAGGAGAGGGCGAGAGATATAGTGAACTCTCTCCTGCCTGAATCAAGGTGGGGCGAGATAAGGGGAGAAGATATAGAGATCGAGGTGGAACTGGTATGACCTGTAATATATGCTACGAGAAGGGCTACTATGTGGTCACGCTGGATGATGACTACGAGGTAGTTCTATGCGAGTGCCAAATGACAAAGGAGAGGGAGAGTAAATGAGCGAGGAACTTATCTGTACTTGGTGTTTAGATAACACAAAATCCTGTAATGCTTGTGATGACGGATATGAGGGGGAGTAAATGAATAGCGAATACTATGAGGCTAAGGCGAGGCTATGCCAGAAGACGGCTATCTCGCAGATACTAGAAGGCAACGAGGGAGAGGGCATCAAGAACCTGATGAGGATGGTCAATGCCCTGACCAACGCAGAGATGGCGAGAGCGAGGGAAGATGAAGAAGCAACACAACTTCTATGAGGTGAAGGATTCTTCGGGTTCAGTATGGGGAGGGGAGTCAGCGCGTGAGGCGGTGGACTTCTTTCGCCGTACGCTCAACGCCAAACTCACAGTCTCCGTGTGGGAGGGAGAGGGCGAGGACTTGTATCAGATCGTCGAGCCTATTGACATCACAACTATCGTGTTACACACGATTGTATCTATGACAGAGGGGGAAAGATAAGTGGAGAAGAGAGTAAAGACTGCCGTCAAGACTGCGG